TCAACGGATTTTCCTTGTCGTTGACTCCAGTGACGCTCTTGTTTTCAGGATCGAGAGGATCTGCGAAGAGATTCCTGTGCTGATCCTTCCCCCAAATGATTCCATCCTCCTGGCCCGCCATCATCTGGATTGTCGTGTAGTCCTGTCGAGCGTCGTCCCTGACCCAGATTTCATCGACCTGGATCATGCTCGCCAGGACTTCTGGCGCCATGTCCGGGTTAGGACTACCCAACCAGTTGACCCATCCTTGCTGCTTGGGTCCACTCTGCTGCCCTGTCGCCTGGAAGGGGTATAATCCCCCCAAGATAACCTGCTTCAGCATGTTGACCTTATCGCTGCGCTCGTCCTTCCTTGACGATTCGGCGTAGTGCATCGCCTTTCTCATCAGGCGGTCGCGTTCGGACGTGTCGTGCGTGGCGAGAAGATCGCGGAAACCGGAAAGGGTGTACCATGATGTCTGAAAAAACGCTTCCTGCTGACTGAGCGCGCACAGATCCTCCCTCTCCACCGCCATGATTTCAGGCTGGATAACGGTCGGCTCCAGCCCCCCGGAGGTAAACAGGAGCTTGATGAAGGTCTTGCCTTTCACTAGGGACCACAGGACGGCCTCTTCGATTTCGGTATCGACATCGCCCTGTCGAAGATAATCCTGCAGAAAGGCTACCGCCGCCTGGCCCTTGGCGTGTTCGGTCGGCCCGATGGAGGAAAAGTCCTGAATGCCCCACGTCAGATCGACCGGAGAATAGATCCACGAGGCGAGATTATCGACATAGACATAGGTCTTGTTGTATGTTTGGGGGTTGCCGTTGGGGTCGCCGGTCAGGAAGATCGATCTTTGAAGGGCGCCACGCTGTAGCCGTTCCGTCCTGCTGGCCGAACAGCGGGAGATGATGTCAAGGGCGAACTCGCCGATTTTCCGTTTTGGAACTTTCATGGCCCCATACTACTCTCAAACGGCGTCATTTGACAATCTTGCGCCAGATTTCATCAACGCCGACCCTGGCCAAGTGTTCGTAACCATGCGACCGGATCAGTTCGGCCAGCTCCGGGTCACCGAAATTGTCCTCCACGCCGATCACGTCGATATCGAACCCCTCCCAATCGAGGACCGAGAGTACAGCGAGTTCCGACCCTTCCACGTCCAGACTGAGATAATCAACCTTGTTTGACGGAAGGGAACAGAGGACATCATTCAAGGTTACGGCCTGAACGCGGACAAAATGAATGCTCGTTTTCGGTATATTGGCAGTCATTCGCTGTCTCTGCGTCTCGTCGATGGCAACGGATACCGCCGACCATCCATAAAGACCCCCGGAAATCTTCTCAAACAGAAGAGTGGTTGGACGAGACCATAAGGCGGCCTGGACCACCTTGGACATAGGCCGGTTCCGGTGGAGAGAGGGAAAACAGTCAGGATTCGGTTCGACCAGAATGCCCTTCCACGCCCTTTCCCGTTCGAAAAACAGCGTATTGCTGTGCAAGATACCGTTCAACGCACCGGATTCGATGAAGGTTCCGCCGATTTTGCCCTTGAAGACGTTCTCTTCAAGCCATCTGTCCTGTAAATACTCGGAATGGTAGGTCATGGGCCTAATTTTCCTTGATCGAAGGCTATACATCCTTCGAAAACATGACGACCAACGTGCTTGAGTTTCACATCTGGACAGATGAAGATTTTCCCCCCGATATCTTTCCATCGTTGGGAAAAGGCGAAGTCCTCCTGAAAATAGTTCTTGTCGCGGACAAACGGGCAGAAGAGGGCCGTGCATTCCCTGGCATCCGGCCCGATGTATTTCAGTTCGGAATAGGCGTCGGTCATGATTTCCAGCATGTCCCGCCGCAGAAGAACGAAGGCGGCGCCGACCATCGATACTTCAGCCGCGCCTTTTTCCGGGTCCATGTGGAGCGGGATTGGGTTTCCGTCCTTGTCAATGTGATTCCCGGCGAATCTCAGAGGATACGACTTCTTCGGGCCGACAATCCCAACAAAGGGCTCGTCAACATAGAAAAGCCGGTCGATGGCCGACATTTCCCAGCCCATATCATCGTCGATCATCAGAAGGTGGGTGAAGTCCGTCCGCAAAAACTCGGAAACCAGGCGCGCTCGCGCCGAGGCGATGTCCGCATTGAACAGTTCCCACCCGTTCTGTATGGTGATACCGCGCGAATCGAAGATTCTCTTCGTCTCGTCCAGGGAACATTTATACTCGAATTCCGGCCGCCCCGTATGGGATGGCGTCGAGAGCATCAGTTTCACGCCCGTATAATCGGGATCGGCGATCTTTGTTCCGTAAGACAGCATCAACTTGGAAAGAGCGGCGGCCAACTTGGCCACCTTTTTCTCGCTTGGAACGGGAAGTATGTCCGTAGGAGGATTCTGCCGGGGACATTGGGCATCGGAACGGATGAAGAGACACCTGGACTTTTCCGCCGCCGCCTGCCACAGAGAAATTTCCTCGTCCGTCACCTTGTGCGGATTGATGCCACCGAGGGTCTTGAGGGCCGCCATACCGAACATGACAATGCCGCCGCGCCAGCCATGACTTCTCATTTCGGCAGACGCAACGATGCTCCATTCCCTCAGATCGTCCAGCATGAGCTTGTCCCAACCGGCCCGTTGAGGAGCGCAGTCGGGCCAGATAATACCGATCCATTCGGCATTCTGAAGACCGCTGAGATCGGTCTTCCAGGTATCCGGTATCCACGAACAGGTTGAACTCTTCCCCTGTGGACAGACGATCACCCCCTTGGTGACGAAGCCCTGCTCGTGCATCGCCCGGAAAAAGCGGTTGGCCTTTTCATCGTCACCATCCCACAGATAAAGCCATAGGCCGTTTTCCTTGTTCATTCCTTGCCCTCATTGATGATGCGCGCCACGTCCTGAACCCTCTGCCTCGGTTTGGTCTGGATCGCCATACCGGATTCCGCCGCGCCACCCTGAGAGAATGCCCCGGAGATGACGGCCCTGCGGAATCCCTCGCTGTTCGGATTCAATCCGGCGATCGTCAACGGACGCCGCTTGACCGGATTACCCAGAATCTGACCCCCACCGATAAGAGGCGCACCCCCACCCCCGCCGAACATGTTATCCGCCATTGTCTGAAGGGCCGGCGCGATTTTCGGTCGTGATGGCTCTCCGTGTCGCGTTTCCGTAGGCCCACGAAGATCCGTCAACCCATGGTCCTGCATGACCATTTCAGCCGCCATGTCCGCCGCCCTGACCACTGCCGAACCGACTATGGCTGGCATCGGAGCGGAGAGGTTCAACGGAGCCCGCTTGGCCGCCACCTTCCGGCACTTCGGACAAGGAGGATTGGGCTTGGCGTCCAGTTCAAGAGAGCTTGCCGCCCGAATGATTCTGGTATAGACGTGCCCACAATCCCGGCAACGAAGCGTCACTTCATAAGCGGGTTTGTCGTTCGGATGGCCCCGCACACGACGGGAGGAATAATCAGCGCTCATGTCCGCACCCTTCAAAAGCCCGCTCGATCACGGCGGCAACCTTCTTGCCCTCACTCACCTTGAAATCCGCCCACCATGCTCCGATCTGCCGGTGGCGGACCTCCATCACGCTCATATCCGCCGTCCGATACCACTCCCCCAACTCCTGCCAATCGTTGAGCCGGATCAGGGGACAGTCGCCCATGGGACCGCCCCCGCCAATGAACGGATGATTGAGCGAGATCGGAATGGCCCCCAACTCAAGGGATTCGATCAATCGCATGGACTCATCGTCGGCGCCGGCCGGGCATAGCGAGAACTTGGCATTCTCAAGAAGGCTGCGGTAACAATGAATTCCCACCCCGGAACTGAAACTCCCAGACAGTTTGAGTTTCGCCGGTATCTTCCACGCATCGACGGCGGCGAGCATCTGGGTTCGCTCGTCATAATTCGTTCCCGGAAATCCCGCATAAAGAAATTCGTGAGGACGATCACGGAAGCCGTTCAAAAGATTGCGGTTTCTCGGTCCAACACCCGATCTGTAGCCGACCGTGAACCACGCGATTTCCTTGCACCGCCCCTCGGGAATCATCATGGCCGGCTTGAAAAACGGCCTCAACACGTAATCGACGGATGAATAATAGGAACGGTCCTCCTCGAACGAATGACACCACGCCACCACGCCGATGTTCTTCAGTCCTCCACTGACCGCCGCTTGGATCAAGGGAACCAAGGAATTGCAATGGTTTACGACCAGAATGTCATCTGGAATATTAAGTTTGGTGCCGGGCTCGAAAATCTCGTAATGAACAGGTCTGTTGAGGCCGCCAAGAATCACTTCCACGAAAAAGCTCGTCTCATGGATTAAGTCCCACGATTGGGAATTACATAGTACAGTCAACGGCTTCATAAGCGTTCTTTCCATCCGGTGGGATCAAAGCCAAGGCGCCTTTGTGTCAACCAATCGGCCCAGAAACCAACCTGTATCCAGGCTCCTCCTCTGCGGTGTCTTGTCACTCGCCAGATTGCCTGAATACCCCACGGACTAAGAAGAATCGGCCTGTCATGCGGAGCACTCTCCATCGGGAAATATTCTGGCGGCTCCTCCTCGGCAACAGGTGGAGGGGTCAAGTGGACCTTCGGCGGCCTGCCGGGCGGACGTTTCAGCAACTCACTCATAGAAACCTCTCTCCTCCATGAACCGTTGCAACGGGCTTTGCGGATTGGCTTCTTCCTCGGCCCGCTGCGCGACGGTCTTCCAGAAGTTCTGGACGATCACCTTGACCGTGTTTCCGACAGGCGTTGACCGCCCCTCTTCGGATTTGGTCACCTCCTCATAGGTCGCCCCGCGCTGGATCATGCCGGGCCGAATCCAGTCCTGCCAGGCCATATGGGCGAGCACGCCGGCCGCTACCCGATCGTCCTTGTCAGGCTGCTTGGCCTCGATCTGGGAACCTTCCTGGACAACCCGGATGGCCTCTTCCAGCATCGCGGCGGAACGCGGAACCAAGGCGCCGGTCATCAGGGAATCGCGGAACTTGTTCCATACGGCGAACTTGATCTTGCCCGACATGTCCGTGTGGTAAGCATATCCAGCCCCCAAAGAATCAGGCCGGTGCCATAGGTAATAAGTGGCGTTCGCCAAGAAGTCATCCCAAGCGCGCTCGCGGACGATCTTCGCGTTCATGTCCGCCCGCAGGGAATCCCGCATGTCGTTCAATTCCTTGAAGACCGCGTGCCCAGGTCCACCAGTCAGTTCAATGTTGACCAAGCAATTCTTGTAGATTCCACAGAGATAGGCAAGCACCCAAGCCGCTTGGTAGGTGTAGACGTTATCCGCCGCGTACTCCGCTACCTGGACCATCTTGTCGGCATAGCAGCGCCATACGGTGCAACAATTCCCTGTCACGAAAGCTTTACCATTTCGCCGCGCCACGAACGCTCCAGTCGGAACGGTCACGCACCACACCTTACCGGAATATGGCTCTCTGTAATTGTCCTGTCTTCTTATGCAGTGCTGCGGACGGTCAGACAACCGCACAAGCCACTGAGGCTTGGCCACCCACCCGCGCTTATCCACATAGCCCTTCTGAACAACTCGCGTGGCGCTGTATCCCAGTTTTAGAGCCAATTCTTGAAAACCATCAGCCAGATCTGTTGCGTGGCCAGGACAGAATTTTACCCACCTCCCTATATTTTTATCCCATCCTCCATCCCCCTCCATAAGACCAAGGAAAAGGGCCCTACATTGTTCTTCCGAACACTGCATCAAAAGTCTGCGAGGAATTTTATGAATATCCGACTCGTCAAGCCACTCAAGAAACTTCTCTGCATCGTCTACTGATATTCTAATAACAATCTTTTCATTGGTATTTCCCCTCGCATTGTGTTCCCTTATGGTTGGGGAGTTACACAGTTCAGAAAATACCCTTACCATTTCCCTCCATATTATTGTGTTGTTTTTTGTAGTATTTTTTGATTGAGCCACAACAATGTATGACCGTATTCTTTTTCCGGTAGATCCGCGCTTTCGCTCAAAATCTTTTGATCGATCCCACCGAGAGCAATACCCATCCGTCATTATCCAGCCAAGCGCACGACACATCTCCAAAGATAAACCGTCTATCCCAGGACCGAACGGAGAACCACCGATAGGGATGGATAAAATTGAACCCTTGGCAGACCTGGAAACCTCTTCTGCCGTCTTTATGCGCCACGCCGGATTTTTTCCGCTTCGGAGCTTTGTCCAATACCGCGTGACCATCCGATGATCAGGCGTAACGCAACAATCAAGGCCGTCGCTCGAAAACCTGAACATATCTCCTTCGTAATCCTTAACTATTATGTCCTGAATATCTCCGTAAATATATTCCTCATTAATATAGTCGAAGCAGACAGCCAGATCTCCTATGGAGATTTCATTATATTTTTTCCACCCGTTTCTTGTAAGTATTTCAGTATCTTGGCTGTGGCAGTGCCTATCCTTCCAGTCGTTTCGTCCGAACGCCGGATCACATCCTATTACATAAGTAGCGTCGGGATTTGGCTCGTCCCATATCTTCAGTTCTGCGTCGAGAGCATCGTCAACCGGGTCCATGACGGTGAACTCGAACTTCTCCCCCATGACGAACCGATAGCCGGAAAACAGAATGTTGTTCTCCGGGTCGTAGATGACGTTCAAAAGTTTCTCAACGTATCTGTATGGGAAAAAGCTGTATCCAGATTGGACAAATGCGTCCTGTGCGAGCCATGGCTGGTTCTGGTCCTGGTCGGCTTGCGTGGTGGACGAATCGGAGTCCTTCCATCGCTTCCAGGCCAATTGCTCGGGGCTTATCTTGATTCCGTGGAGTTGTTGGACCAGAAGAATTTTCTCGTTCTCTTCCTGGTTCGGCGGGAGGCGCCCATAGATGTTGAAGCGCGGGTCTTTCCTTGAGATAGAATTCAGTTCCTTCGACCACCATCCGATGAAGAAGGACTTCTTGGTCAGGGTGTCCCGCTCACCCTCAAGATACATGGTGTACCAATGATTTCGGCCAAACGCGGTCGATTCGTAGATGAACAAGCGGTCTGGATTTGTTTCGGCCAGCGCCTCGCGGAATGACGCCAAGCCTTCTTGAGTGCCGTACTTGGCGACTTCCGTATTTGATGTTGACATATACGGAGTTCTGAATGTGTGGTCTTCATGGTCAACCGAAATGTCCCATATTTCCTCTTCTTCTGGACACTCTTCAATAGACCTTATTTTTATCAGAACTCGTCCGTCTTCCAGGATATATTTATTCGTATGGTCCTGGTGACGCGGGCCAATGTCCTGGCGTCCCATCATACGGCGAAGCTTTGCCGCTGCCGAACCGTTCCAAGTTATCCTCCAACATGGTTTGCAGTTCCGACCGTAGTGATTCCCCCCTTCTTTAAAATTGATCGTGGCCCATCCGATTCCCAGAGACGCGGCAAGATCTCTAGTCTGCATGGCCAGACTGGATCGCGTTGTTGGCATGACGACTTGATTCGCCGGATACTTCCCGTTCGTCATAATGACGTTTTTGCTGCCATCACCACAAAGAATTCCCGATAGAAGGCCACGGCAGAAATCAGTCCCCCATCCAAAAACTTCATCCGGGATACGTTTCTCATCTAAGAATCCGAAGTTTTCGCCAATCCATTCTGCAAGAGGCGTCCCATAAATATTTTCTGAGGTTGTAAGGCTGTTTTCTCGATCTGTCGTCTTCCTGTGACCAGTCGTGAAAGGTCGAAGCGCAGCACAAGCTCTATCTGCATAAGGGGCTTCCGCACGATGCCGCGCAAACACAATGCCACATGGGCCACCAAGAGAATTGTGGATCAAATACCCTTCGGCGAGATAATACCCTATAGCGTATCCAACCTCCTCCGTCAGAGGCATCTGTACGCCACTACCCGCACCATGCACGTTGATATATTGCTCACGCTCCACGCTAACGGCGCCCACTGCGTCCTTCTTAACGAATTTTCGTGTATTTGGGTCCAAATAACGGATTCCGCCGATCCCCTTGCTTTCCGGCAGAGTGACAGTATGCGTTCCGCCTGTTATCTGGCGAACAGGCATCACCAACAGATCATCTTTACGAACATCCTTCGCCTGAATAAGCCCCCTCTGAGTGGGTATTTTATGCCATTCGGTGTATTTGACGGCATGTCCTAACCACGGCTGGATTTTGATAATCCTTTTCCCGGCGCCAGACTGGCCAAATACGTCGATAACCGTCGCTTCGTTGCCCAAGTGAGTGATAACCTTATCTCCCACTTTCACGTCTTCGACGTTTTTAATACGACCATGTTGGACGACAACAGGCGTTCCCTTCGCCATGCAAAGGTGCGCGAGGGTGTATCCTCGCGATTCGCCCCACGTTTTCTTTCGTGTACCGGCAACGAGAAAGTCCAATCGGCTCCCGTTGGAAAATGACATGAATGTCGAGTTGTTTTTGACCAGTTGAAAGCTCTTGCCGATGAACTCTTTCGGCAGACTGCTATGGTACATCTTCAGGGTTGCACGGAAGGCGTCGCGGTTGGTTTCATTGTCCACCACCAGACAGCCGATCATTCCGGCGTGAGTGGCCAACCAAAAAAGATCGATGGCCAAGCTGACGGTCGAACACCCTAATTGTCGGGATTTCAGGCAGAAAAACGTCCTGACGCCCCGATCCATCCCCTCGGCTATCTGTTCGACAAAGATCCTCTGCGACCCCCACAATTCAAGCGGGCTACCCCGTTGATCGACGGCGGCGACTTCCTTGGACTGGATTCTGAGTTGCGCGATGAAGTCGTGGAATATCTTGATCCACCGACGCTCTTTCGGGGCGCGGCCGGGCGTTATCAGATCGGGGATGCCGTCGATCTTCATTGCATCCGCCCCTTGCTGAAGCTGCGCACGGCGGCATCGGCGGCGGAGGACGCAGCGGCTAATAGAATACTCGCCGCCTCGGCAAAACTGATCGTTGGGGGCCAATAGGCGCAACAGGGATTGACGGAGACAATGACGACAGGAGCGCCGTCGTTCTCGGCGCTCAGGCGGTTGGCTTCTTCCTGAAGGTCAGTCAATTGTCATGATCGGCCTGTCTGGCTAAAATTCCTGCACGTCGTTGTCGATATACTCTTTTTCCGCCTTGGCCCAACCCTTCTTGAACTCCTCATGAGCCTTGCAGCCGGGAACGTAGGGGTTTGCCATGTCTACATCCCCATCCCATTGAAAGGCCACGTACCCGTAAACTTCCGGGCCGTAGAGGCTGTTAAGGTCCATCTTTCTTCGCCTCGGCTCGCGCCCAATGGATCACTTCTGCCTGATATGCTTCGTAGTTGTCCAGATACACATGAAGCTGTTTCTTCCGGTAGTTCGGCTTCACTTCGGCCACAAAGATCCCATCGTCCTTGCGGTTATAGTGCATCAACTGGCGGGGCAGAGGAACGCCGAAATGGCCCAGGCGAATCGCCTTGACCCAGTTGTACCAGTCATCCGCTCCCCGGCAACCCTCATGATAGCCCTCAAGGTCATCGTACATCGACCGCCGGGCCACCACGCAATAGGGGATGAAGTTGCCCATGATCTCCTGGTGAGGATCGAAGGGGGTGGCGGGCCACTGCTCCTCAACGGTGCCGAAGGTCGATAGGCCGGGATAGACGTAAGAGGCCCATGGATTCTGCTTGAGACAGGCGACGGCTTCTTCAATGTAGGACGGCTCGAACCAATCGTCACTATCAAGATAGCAGACCAGTTCGCCCCTTGAGCGGTAGAGCGCGTCGTTGTGACAAGTGGCGGGATTGCCCCCGGAATTCGTCTGCCGCCAAATGAACTGCCGCCTTCCCAGGACATCCCCGCCGAAGGTAAATCCCTCCACATCGAGAGACTCAAGATCGAGCGCCTTCAAAATCTCCTGTCTCGAAGTGTCCGTACTGGCATCGTCAACCACGATCAGTTCGATGTTCCGGTATGTCTGGTCGAGAACGGACTTGATGGCCTTCCCCACCCAATCGGCGTAGTTGTAGTTGGCGATGAAGACCGATACCATTGGTCGCTCGGAGATCGGTTCGGGCTTGAGAATCCTCTTGGTGACGCTTTTCACATCAGCGAAGGGGAGGCGCTTCACCACATGGCCGGCAAAGTACCTTTGACGGTCGCGGTCCAGAATCTCCCCACGAGGATCATTGATATAGGGCACGAACTCACCCGGCCCGTAGGTATCAATGTAGGACTGATCCACCCCATCGCACACTTTCTGCGCGGAGCATTCATGGCACTGGTCCATAAATACCTTGGAAATGCCGGCAGGACTGCCACGAGCTATGATCGGGCCGCCGATCTTCTCCTGAAGTAACCATGCCCCCGGAGAAGGGTCGCCCGGCTTCATCGACCGCCAGTTGCCTTCGCGGAAAGCATCGCCTTCGCCCGAATGCTCAACGGCATTCATCCATTCATGCGGATCGTAGTAGACCGACGTAATGCCCGCGTGGTTCTTCTCCAGCCCGGCAATGGTGCATTGAGGGGCATAACGAACCCCCACGGCGATGCCGTTGCCCTCCAGAATGTCCACCGCCTCTCTCAGATAAGGGGCGGCGTCGGTGTATTTGGGGCGGATGGAGTTGTTGACCATCGCGCTCCAATCGTAATGGGGCATGAAATAGATGAAGTTGGCATAGTAAATATTGTGCGCCAACAAGTCTCTGGCAATATCCGGCAAAGTCTTGTAATTGCATTCAAGTATAGTCGTGTTGGTCGTGTATTGAAAGCCCGCCTCGTCCAGTTGGCGCATCGCCCATTTTTCCTTGGCGATGTCGCCCCCGGTGATGGTCTTGTAGAGGTCTGCCGTACAAGCGTGGTAGGAAAAACGCATGTCGGCCAAGCCGGCTTCCAAGAGGCGATTCAGAAGGTTCTCGCCGTTCTTCTTGCGGTCGAGAAACTGGCCGAGAGTGATGATGCGGGGCGCGACGTTCGATTCAACGCAGGCGCGGACGACTTCGACAATGCCGGGATGAAGAGTTCCTTCCCCACCCGTAAAATCAGTCGCCAAAAACCCATTCAGCCCCATGTTCCTGGCTTGCTGAATAAGCTGTTCCGTTGGGCGCCATGGCGACTTATTATTGCGTTCGAAGTCCTTTCCCTCGTCAGCGCGCTCCGGTTCTCTAGTGAAACAGTGAAGGCACCGACTAGGGCAACGCAATCCGACATCTATACATCCTCTGCGGGACAACTGGCCCGGAAGATGAAGGTAGTATCCGTTGGTCATTGTGTCTCCGTTGTCCTGAGTATCCATCCCGGAATGCCTTGACCCATCGAATGCTCGAATTGGACAGAGGCCCTTGACGGGTTGAATGGAATGTTGAGTTTTGCCCTTACCGATTTCTCCAGGTCATCGCGGAGCCTCACAAGGTCTTCGCTCGTCAGGTAATCGGTGAAGACATAAGCTTTGTATTTCCCCGGCATCCCCTTGTAGTAGTCCGCCGTGGTGGCATAGTCCAAGTCATATGAGTAAAGAACATCTCCAGACTTTGCCTTGTATGCCCAGATATCGTACTTTACATGTTCTGCCATGTCATAATATGGAGTCCCGGGATACGTTGTGATCACGGTGCAATCAAAGTCATCCGGTTCCATTTTTATAAGCCAGTCTTCGACTGACCGCACCGTTTCTTCGGACTCTCCGGGATGGCCGATCGACATCAGGGCCTTCACTTTCAGGCCGGCATCCTTGGCGGTTTCGACGCATCGAGTGTTGTCGTCAACCGTCGCCTTCTTGTTGATGTTCTCCAGAATACGCGGATGGGCGCCTTCGAAGCCCGTCAAGATCCAACGGAAGCCGGCGCGACGCATGGCCTCGGCCTGGACGGAGGTGAACAATTCGGCCTTGATAAATCCACGAAGGCGGAATTCGACACCGAGCTCCATCTGAAGGTCGGTAATGGCGTTCATCAGTTCGACCATGGCGGGACTGACGTTGAGTTCGTCATCGTAGCACATAAATCCGGTGTATCCGTACGCCTCATACATGTGCCGAAGCTCCGAAACGATCTTTTCGGTCGTTCTGGTCCGCGTGACACGGAAAGTTCTTGAGCTTCGCCCACCACAGAAACCACACCCGAACGGGCATCCAAGCTGCGATATCAGCGAGGACGCCTCCTTTCCTTCAACGGTATAGTGGTATGATCTCATATCGATGAGATGTCTGGCCGGTTCGGGTGTGGCGTCGTAGAATTCGTCTGACATGAACATTTCGGAGTTGAGATCGTCGGCGTCGATGATGCCGCAGGCGTCCGTCCTGAGCGCGTGGTGGATGGCGATCTCCCCGTCCCCAGCGACGAGCACGCGGTCATCGTAGAGCGTGGTCATCGATTCGAGCGCCAGCCGTCCGCGCCCGGATATGCCCCTCTTCCTCTCCATCTTGTCGGCCGCGTTGGTCAGGGTGACGTGGGGGCCGCCCAGGATGATACGGGCGGTGGAGAATTCCCTGAGCGTCCGCATGATCTTGACCACCGAGGGAAACTGAGGGGTCGTGGAAGTGATGCCGAAGGCGTCAACGATGTGTGTCCAGCAATAGCGGGAGACGACTTCCAGGTAATTGGATACGCCCGAAAGGTCAAGAAGGTCCACATGGTGGCCGGCTTGCTCAAGACTGGCGGCAACACGGAGGATGCCGAGCGACGGGAATACGCGCTCGTCAAGGAGAAACGGCGAAGGGGGAATTATGAGCGCCACCTTCACTTGATCTTATCGCGCGCGGTGATTTCATCGGTGCCATCGATGGCCCAATTGTCGCGCGGGGAGGATTTCTTGTGCTTCTCCCATTTGTTGGTCCAGTCCTTGAAGAATGGATCACCTCCCTCCTGTAATGCGGCGATCAGATCGACAGTAATCCTGACGCCTTCTTCCAAGGGACAGGGTTCGGGAACGATCTCTTTGGATGGAGGCAGGATTTCGCCTTCAATGGGATCGCTCACTCGATTTCCTCCACGTACAGCTTGCCGCCGCAGGACGAATCGTATTCACAGGCCGCCATCAGGGCTTCGGTCATGATCGTTCGGCCGATGGGATTGTACTTCGACGCGATGGAATACGCTCCGTAGGCATAAGGAGATCCACCACCAATTGCAGTGAAATTTTTTCCAACATTAAGGGCGCTCCCAGAACAATGAACCGACCATACTGACCCCTTATGTACTATTATCGCGTCATAGTCATATTGCTTCGGACCGGGTTCCTCATTTTCTTCACGCCATCCATCTTTATCAGCGAGCATCCTCAATTCTTCAGCAAGAAAATATGGATTCGGATACTCATAAGCAGCGCACTTGTGTTGAAGCATGGTGGACATGCGGTGGTGACCAGCTAGACCAATCCACATGTTCCCCTTGAATTTAATCCATTTTTCATAATCTCCAGGAACGATTACGCCGTTGTTTTCGCAAATGCGCGAATCAGAACCGATCCACACATGGCCGTCAGGGGTGGCTTGCGCTATGATGATGGTCACAATATCTCCATGTCTGGCGGTGGCGGGTCTACGGGGCGGCGATTAACCGGCCTCATTCCATCGCACCATTAATCATTGTCCGATAGATACCTGTCGAGTTGTTATCTTTGTACATAACGTCGGAATTCGAAACGGCATCGTACATTTCTGGAGTCGGGTTCAACATCGCGCCAATAATCTCACGCGCCTGTCCGACAAAATATGTCCACGCCGTTCCCATGCTTTGGCCCGCCTGGTCAATCCCTTCGTTGTCCGGGTCTTGGCCTGATTGCCGGCATAAAATTCGGGCAATCCGCTCGTTCATTTCGCTCATTGAAGCCCCGGATTGTTAAGGAACGTCTTCACCCTATCCCGTTGGGCATAAACATTGTGAACCATCTCGCCCATCTTTCGAAAAGCGGTCTGTAGACGCCAGGGATCGGCCTGTGTTTCGTGGGCCATGGTGACGGTGGCTCCGAACAGGGCATTGATGACAAACGACGGATCGCCCGTCTCTCTCAGAAGGTTTCGGCAGACGCCGCAGATGAGTTCGACCGCAGCCGCTTCCTGGCTTGCCGCATCTGGAATCTTTAGCGCAAAGTCGGTCGGGCGGTCATTCGTCATCTTCCGCGCCCCAATCGGTGAGCGGTGGACCATTGACCGGGCGCGGATCGGCAAGGCCAAGGGCCTGTATTAGGGGGTCGGACAGGTCTTCCTCGCCGCTGGCCACCTTGCTCTCGAATTCTGCCCGCTTGGCTATGAAGAAGTTGTAGACCTCCTTCACGTCCGAAGCGGAACCGTTTGCGATGAGTTCGTTGTTGCCAATGCGGACGGATACGCTTAACTCCGGCATGTGTCCCTCTGTGCGAAGACGAGCCGGATGTGGTTTTCGGCCCGGATGTTGATCGGCTGCGCCCCGCTGGCCCAGCGTCTAACGGTCGTCTCGCTGACGCCCATGTCCAGTGCCAACCTAGTAAACCACTGAGTGCCGTACTTCCTGACACCCATGGTCTGTAGCTCATTGCCCGTCACGTTGCCATCCCCCGGCCTTTCGCTGGCGTTGCGTTCACACAAGATTAACGCTGTGCAAGAGTTGGGTCAAGGTTCCTTCGTATAGCCCTTGGCCTCGTAATCCTTCACGCACTTGTCGAAGTCCGACTTCGCCATCATGGCCCACAAAAGACCGTACCCGGCCTCGGCGCACTGAACCGACTTTCCGTGACCGTCATCCAGGGTCTGCCGGTAATCCGCACAGGCCGATACCAACAGAACGGCCAATATGATAAGATACTTCATCGACTGAATCTCCCAAATTTTGGTAAACGACATTCCTTGATGGAGCATTGATCAGAAGGCAATCGATCATGTTGGGCTTCCCGGTTGTGGCTTTGAACGATAGGGCGTTGTCGTCCGCCAGCCGAATGGTGTCTTCGTCCCTGGAGGCAAAACCGAGACGTTGATCATGCCAGCCAGAACGTCAATCGGGACATTAGCTCTCACTGAGACCGACACACACAGCTTGCGGGAGACCAACAATTGAATGGGGGACAACCAATGAACCGTTACTATATTGTCGAAGGCATAGGTTTTTTTGTCGAACCGGGCGTCATCATCGAACTCGTGCATGTCGAACGGCCGACACGCGCCGAATCTCAACCATCGCCACAGTCTCTCCATCATGACAGGCGCTCCTCATCGATCCACTGCTCTCTCATGTCACCGTTGTTCCACCATGCGACGAAGTAGTCCACCGTCCTCCCCGGATGAAACCGAACCATCGTGACGACGGCCTTTATATCCCCATCGATCGTGACGGTGCTGAGAAGGTCGAAACGAGCGTGAAGGTCAATCATGGGGCCAAACCCCTCGGCGCATACGCTTGGCCCTCAAGACACATCGCTCCGTCGTATGGTACAATGACGACGTTCATAAACCTGAACGACTTGATATCGGACTCGGGGACTTCCAACGGATCAACAAGCCAAGCGGTCATCTCATGAACCACGGAGCGAAAATCTTCGGTAGACAGCACCCAATACGGGGGAAAAACCCCATAGTTCTTATTGGCCCACGCGATAAGCAAGCGGTTCAAGGCCCCAGGATTCATGCTCACTTGGCGAACCTTCCTCGCTGGTCGCGCCTCGGCTTGGCCAGGACCATCCCAACCGCAACGCCGACCATGAGCCACCCAACAGACAGAAGCGCTATCGTCCATGGCTGGTCTATCGAGAGGATCATCGAAGGGCCTCGTCGATCATACGTTCCCAAGCTGTAGCCGCGCCATCTCCAAGATACATGCCGCAGACTGGCGAACGGCCATCCGCCATACTCACGCCATGGCAGCGAATCTGGCCGGCATCGACCATATCTTTGGTCGGCTCCCGCATGGCGGCGATGATTGCCCTCACCAGTTCTTCTTGCGGTCTCGGTGCCCAATCGGCAAAGTCCAAGCCCGTCGCCTCGCCAGCCTTAATGGCACGCTCTACCATCTCACTCATTCCCTCGGCTCCCAAAACTTGCCTTCAGGGCCACATCCATCCGGCTCGACAATCACATCCGCGTCATGCTCAGTACGCGTGAGAAGCCAGCCACAATCCTTGTCGAAGCGGCCCCTCATGGCTTCACCCTCCTCCTACGCCACTTCCTCATGGCTGCGAATCCTTCCGCCGCTTGCCCTTCCGCCAGTCACGCATGTACTTCTTCATGTACCGGCGCATGTAGGCTTTCCGGTCGAACACAGAGCCAGAAGCGGGTTCGGGTAGTGGATCGACCACAGCATCGCTTGACCCCACGTCAATCCGCCCTTGATCGGAAACCGATGCGGAACCAACACAACCTCCCGATTGTGCCGGTACCCCGGCTTCGGCCTCCGGAACTCCCAACACGGCTGGTTCGTCGCTCTTACTAGGGCGAGCCACCCTGATAACCGTTGTCCCGGAACAGACATGGCTCCACTCCCTCTTCCCACAAGACGGACACTTCGGTGCTTCCATACGTTAAGTCTTAACAGTTAAGTCTTAACGGGTCAAGCGTTAAGTTCTAACATCTGGATTTTTTGGAAAAATCAACTCTAGGGGTACCCTAAGACTGTGTGGCGCCGCGTCCATGTGCCCCGCTGAAATCCGCCGATTTCCCCGGTCCCCGGCCGTGTACACCCGTTTCCAACCGTCAACAGCTTGAGGCTCGATCACGGCTCAGTGTCGCATAATGTCTATTGTGGGTAGTGGAAAATCCGCAGAAATCCGCCATTTCTCGATTATGGAAACAGCGGAAATGACCGACCTGCACAATATCTGGTGTTTCCGCCCGTTTCCTACTGGCCAGGCTTATCCCTTAGTTTCGTCCCAGGCGGGCGCGTGTCGCGCACATTAGGACGAGCGTCAGCAACCCCAAAGCGTGATTGATGCGCTCTTTTGTCCTGAAAACCGCCCATTTTGGTGTTGGAT